GATGTGTCCGCGCAGGTGCAGACGCTGATAGATGAGACGGTGCAGGCGGCGGTGCAGAAAATTCTCGGGCCCATGGCCGCGGTTGGTTTTGATGGGCTTCCCCGAATTCAGGTAAGCCAGAACTTGGTCAACGCCGCGGTGCGCTTCACGACGGATGCGATTCGTGTTGAGACGCTGAGCGTGATTTCGAATATCGGGGCAGAGGTCCGCCGCGCGGCACTTCTTGGGCAGACCCCGGCGGCGGCAATCTCCAAGATCGAGGGGTTCCTGGATACCGCCGGCGCGGGCCCGGCGACGTTTGGTTCGCTGCAGTCTCGGGCGGCAACAATCCTGCGTACCGAGACGCTGACGCTTTATAGTGTGGTGGCGCAGCAGCAGATGCGCGCAACATCCACGTTGATTCCAGGCATGCGTAAGATGTGGCTGCACACAGGTGTTGGCGTTTTGGATCCGCGGACCTACCACATGCGGTACTCGGGCACGGTGGTACCGGTGGACGAGAAATTCATGGTTCCAAATCGTAAGGGCGGCGTCACGCCGATGGACTTCCCTCGCGATCCGACGGCTCCAGCGGAAGACGTGGTGAACTGTTTACTGCCGGGCACAGTAATCGAGGGGCGTCCGTTTGCAGCCCTAGAATCCTTCTATGCGGGGCCAGCCATCGAGTTGAAAACGGCTGGGGGGAAGTGCCTCTCCGTCACGCCCAATCACCCCGTACTGACTTCCGATGGCTGGACTCCTGCCCATATGCTTTGCAAAGGGGACAATCTTCTCAGCCACGGCCGGGATGTTCATTTCGCTACGCTGTCGGGTATAGATTATCAGCAGGGACCATCCAGAATTGAGGATGTGTTCAACACGTTCCAAGCATACGGAAGATCGGCGAGCCGTGAAGTTACTTACTTGGACTTCCACGGCGACGCGGTGTTTGGTAATGGCAAGGTCGAGATTGTAATTCCTGAGCGCGTATTGTGGAACGACGCTATCGAACGCGAGATCTTTGAGCGCTTCTGCGAGTTCCGATTCGAACCGGCCGATGTGCGTTCCGCGCGCCTGGCGCGTCACTGCGGCACGGATGCGGGACTCAAGCGGTCGTTTTCGCCCACGTATCGCTTCCCAGGCTTTGCGGCAGATCCGGTTTACGGTGTGAGGGTCGTCTCTCTTTCAGCCCTCCCATGTAAGCCGTGTTACTTCGGAAACGCTTCGGCGCTTGATCTTCCGTTCCCGGAGGATGCGCGAAATAACAGTGCGGCTGCATCCGCGTTCTTTCGCGAGTTGCACGATGGATTTTCCGGCCAGGTAGTCCTCGACAAGCTGAGTGAGATCCGTCAGTTCAATTTTCGCGGCCATGTGTATGATCTCCAAACAGATGTTGGGTATATGGTCGCTCAAGGAATTGTTGTAAGCAACTGTGCATGCACGGTCGAGGAAGTGTTTCCTGGCGAAAAAGAAGCGGAAGCTTTGGGAATGAACGCGCCGCTTCCGGCTCAATCTATCGAGCAGGCCACAAAACTGGCCCAAAACATGCAAATCTGATTATTTTTGATTTTTACGCCGGCGTAAAAGACATGGGCGCTGATACGCAAACGATAGGCGTTACGATCACCGCAATAAATCAAATCGGATCGCGTTTGATTGCGTTTGCGTGAAACGCATTGACATGTCTATTTTTGGCGTGATAGACCTTCTGCAGTTAGCTAACCGCGCGACCGGTAATCGCGCCCAGATGCAGGAGGTCGGTACGGATGGTGAAAAAGACCACCACGCGGAAGAAGACCGCGTCGAAGAAGAAGGTCGCCAGGAATAAGGCCCCCGCGGCTCCCGTTCCGGTGAGCAAGCCGGAGCCCAAGACGCTGCTTGAAAAGCGGATGGGTGAAACCCGCGAGCAGACGATCGAGCGGTGGCGCGCCAAGCATACGGTCAAGCAACTCCAGGAAGTCTGCGCGCAGAAGGGGGTGCACTCCGACAGCACGATGACCCTCACCAAGCTTTGCCAACTGTTGTACGCGAAGCTGGAAGAGAACGCCGATAAGGCGGCGGCTGAGGCGCAGGCCAAGCATGTCGAGGGGGTTCTGGAACTGGAAGACGAAGTCGGCGCGGCCGACAAGATGAGCGTTGATGAGCGCACGCTCCATCCGATGAAGAAGCCGCCCACGTACAAGATTCTTCACCGTCACGCCAAGGTGTACGGTGGCATTCTCAAGACCCGGCCGTTTCGCAAGAACAGCAAAGACTGGATTTCGGCGGTCACCGGGTCAGGCCAATACTGGGAGTTTTGCCTGAGCGATGAAAAATAAACGTCTCAACCCGTCGCGCATCATGCGCTTGGCCGAAGCAGACCAGGACCCGGAACCGGAAACTCGGTCGCTGTCTGCTTTGAGCTCAAGTTCGTTTGCGCCGCATGTGCAGGATTTCCTGCGCGCTTCTCGCGGCAAGACCGGCGCGACTTGGGAGGCGGTGCTCGTGGTCGAGGGGTGGAGTCTCAACAACCGGTATTACACGCGTGAAGCGGTCGAGCAGATGAAGAAGCTCGTTGACGGGATGCCCAACGGCAAGATCCCGATTCGCGCGTTTGCGTTTGGCGATTTTGATCATCTTCCTGCGGACATGCAGGATACCATGCCCGGCCCGGCCGGGAATGTGGTAGGTGCAGCCGGTAACACGAAGCTCATGGTGGTGGATGGCAAGACGGCGCTGGTAGCGACGATTGACATCTTCGAGAACGCCGAGTGGCTTCGCAAGATGTTGCGCAGCGCGTTCAAGTCGGGCGCGATGGGCATGTTGGGGCTTTCTCTCGACGGCCAGGGGGCCGTTCGTGAGGGTGAGGCCGAGGGACGCCGCGGGTGGATTGTGGATGCGGTCACTTCGTTGAGTTCATTCGACGTTGTTACCCACCCGGCCGCAGGCGGTGAGTTCACAAAACTCGTGGCGAGTCAGAAAAAAGGAGACATGAAAGCCATGAATGAACACTTGAAAAGGCTCCTGGCGGCGATCGCCCACGTGCTGGGCGTCGAACTGCAGGGCGCGCCGCGCGGGATGGTGGAAGCCGTACTGCAGAACCCCCGCGTTGTTGCGGGATCGGCGCTGCAGGCCGGTCTGAACGCCATTGCCGATCTTCTTACCGGTGATGCGGAAGACCCGGCGGTGACCGAAGCGATCGAAGCCGAGATCGGACGACTCGGTGTCGATGTTGTCACGTTGGGAATCGCTCCCATCCAGGCGTCGGAAGACGATGGTGATGGCGACGGTGAGGATGGTGACGGTGAGGATGGTGACGGTGAGGATGGTGCAGGCGTCTCCGAAGCTATCTTGAGCCAGATCGCGGACCTCCAGCGGCGTCTTGAGCAGGCCGAGCGGGCCAGTGCTCAGCGCCAGACCGCCGATGAGATCGCCGCGAGCCGCGCGATCCAGCGCGCTGTTGTGGAAGGCACCGGCCTCCCGCAGAATGTGCGCGATCATCTCCTGGCCCTGATGGACGGGCAGGTTCTCACCGAGAGCCAGGTCCGTGCGACTGTTCGTGATCACCGCGAGTACCTGGGCACCTTGGTAGACGACGGTCACGTCGTTGACCTGGGCGAGAATACCCGGGAGTCGCAGATCACCGAGAGCGCCAACCAGGTCCGCAAGCACCAGATGTCTCTGGAACTTGCCATGGGTCTGAACACGGGCCGACTCAGCGAGTCGGAGCAGGGCGCTTACCGCGACGTTGCGGCCGCCACTTCGCTGCGCAAACTCTACACCTGGTTTACCGGGGACGAGAATGTGGACGGCGTCGTGGATCATGCCAAGGCCTTTGGTGGTCTGGGTACCCGGCGTATCGGCGAAGCGATCTCGACCAGCACGTTTACCTACGCGCTGGGCACGAGCGCCAACAAGATCATGCAGCAGGAATACCGCGCGTACCAGAGCGACTATCGCCAGTTCACGGAAGTGATCCGCGCGGAGAACTTCAAGAAACATGAACTGATCCAGTGGGGAACCCTGGGCGACGTGGCGGCGGTTCTTGACGGTGCGACCTACAACGAACTGACCGTCCCGAGCGATTTCGAGGCGTACTTCACCCCCGCCAAGTACGGCGGCAAGGTGTCGATTACCCGCGAAACCATCATCAACGACGACATGCGCTTCCTGGCGCGCGTCCCGCGGATGGTCGGTCGCGCGGCGAGCCGCGTCCACGAGCAGTTTGTCTATGACCTTCTGCTCAACGTGTCGGGTGGCGTGATCAACGCCGGTACCGGCGCACCGGACGGCACCGCGGTTTACAGCGCCGCCCACGGCAATTTGGTCGTGGACAGCGTGGACAGCGACAGCATCGAGGCCGCGCAGCAGGCGCTCTGGAACCAGACCGACAGCGGTCAGGCTTCCGAGATCCTGGGCCTGTCCCCGGGCTACGCGGTTATCCCGCGGGAACTGCGGCCGATCGTGCAGCAGGTCCAGAACTCGGAGCGCGTGGTTGGTTCGGCCGAGAACCAGATCAACACCCTCCAGGGCTCGATGGAAGGTATCATCGTGTCGAGCAAGATGCGCAGCAGCACCACGGCGATGGTTCTGACCGGGCGCAAGAGCGAGATCGATATGCTCACCATGGGCTATATCAACGGGCAGGAAGAGCCCACGATCATCCTGCAGAACAACGAGGCGGTCGGAACCGTGTTCACGCACGACAAGATTGCCTACAAGGTCCGGCACGAGTACGGCGGCGTGATGAACGATCACCGCGGCGTCGTGATGATCAAGCCCGCCTGAGCAATCAGGTAGGGTCTGCGGAATTGGCGGAAACGCTGGCCGCCGGGACAATGGGGTCCCGGCGGCTGATTCCGTAGAGCGACAGGAGAAAGCAGGATGGGTAAGGGAACGAGATATCCGCAGGGCGTCATCGATGGTGTGTTTCACACCGAAGCGGGCAGCCTGACCCTGGGATCGGGTGGTACCGGCCGTGTCACGACCAGTTTCGACCTGATCAAGACCGTATGCTTTACCGCCGACAGCGTCACGCGCTTTGCCGTGGTAACGTCCAAGGTGAACGCCGCGGAAGCGAGCTACTTCGATGTGAAGGGCAGCGTCGCTTCGGCTTTCAAGGTCTACTACGTCGTGGTGGGTGTCCGCACGAAGCAGTATTCGTAAGCGGCCCGGAAAGGAGTAGAGCATGACTCGTTTCCAGGGTAACCGGCAGGATCTGATGTGTCTTGCCGATGCGATTACGATTCCGGCGGCTACTACCAAGTCCGTCTCCGGCCTGACTATGGAGATCAGCGCGGACGTGGATTACCTGGTGGTGAACCCGTTTTTCGTAGCGAGTGCTACGGATGCAGGAATCACCGTAGAGGCGCGCTTCGTGGGGATCGTGGACGGTGCTACGTGGGACACGAACCCGATGATCTGCCGGGTGGCGATGAACGCCAAGGGCTACAACAAGGGCCCCGCGATTCAGTTGCCGGTGCTTGGTTATCGGAAGATCAAGTTGCTGGCGGTTCGCAACAATTCGGCGGCAAAGACGATTTCCGGGTTCAACGTGCGGTATCGCCAGATGAGTGCTAACCACTAGGGAGGCGACTCATGGCCGTTACCGTTGAGATGGGTTTGCGCGTGGGAGCGGGAGTAAACGCCCGCTCCCTTTCCCCGTACCCGGTAGATGATCCAAAGCACTACTTGGAAAACAGCTTGCGCTTGGACATGAACTTCGCGCGCGGGACGTGTACGTGTCCAGTGAGTGGCCTGTGTCTGGGTGATCCTCGATTCACGGTCAAGGGTTCGATCATTCAGCAGGATCATCTGTACGGCAATAAGGTTTCAAATCGGCTGTACGGCACTACGTTTTCACCAACCGACTATTTCTTTCTTTCCCCGCGTAAGAACTTCATGGTGGAGATTCATGCTACGGGGTTTGATGCGGCGGTGGCGATTGATCCGCTGTTGTTCGTTGGGGGGCGTATTCCTCCAGATATGAGTTATGCGCTTATTCTGCTCAACGGTCAGATGGCGATGGTCAAGTCTGTGAACGGAACTGCGTTTGCTATTGCGGGTGCTGGGCCGACACTTCCGCGCGAGGGTGGTGTCCTGACGTACTTGGTACTCGACACATTCTTCGTGGCGTACTACAACGGGTATGCCTTGGGGATTGGTGACCTTTCCGCAGTGGGATCGGGTAAACCGTTTGCTGTTGGGAAGTTTGGGTTTCTTGGGGAATCTTCTGCGACGTATTTTGGTAGTTCCAAGATCACTCGAATAAAGATGTGGGATATCGAGGACAGCTATGTGGCGGATCGCCGTCTTGCTCCTGAGAATGTCATTCCGTTGAGGCCGAACTGATGTACTTGCTGATGCCTGCAGTTGATGGGGTTGCCCAGGGAACATGTACGGCGTGCGTAGATGGTCCTGTGAACCATGATGGCACCTTGCGTATTGTGTGCTGTCTGGCTGACGGTGAGGCATGTAGGAGCCACGCACAGCAGGTTCTCACTGAGGAAGCGGCCCAAGGCCTGGCGGTGCAATACGTGGCGGCACATGCCTATATGTTCATGGAGGCGGCGCAGTAATGGCGACTTGGGTAATCGGTGATCTGATTGAGCGGGTGGGTCAGGTTGTCCAGGGTGACGAAGAGCTCACCGTTTCCACGAGCAGGCTTATCGTGGGCTCCACGAACACCGCTCTGGAGCGCTACAACCGGGACAAGCCGAACAAGTTGTTCTACACCGGGACCGGTGACGATACGCAGCGCTACGCGCTCACGAATTACGATGAGGACAATGGCGACGTGATCAAGTCCGTGGAGTACCCGATCGATAACGTCCCGCCGCGGTTCCTGGATTCCAAGTATTACGAGACGTATCAAACGGCGGCGTCGAGTTGGGAGCTTCTGTTCCTGGAGTCCGCGATTCCTACAGGCGAGTCGTTCAAGGTGGTGTGGACCAGGCCGCGGACTCTGGCCACGATCCTTTCTTCACACAAGGAAGCCTTCGCGCAGTTGTGCGCACACTTCGTGGCGCTGTCGATTGCGGCGCGGGAGGCGAACAGGCAGGACAGTACAGTCAGTGCGGGTACCGTGGACAAGGGTACCGGCGCTGCAGCATGGCGGGCAAGGGCAACGGATTTTCTGCAGGCGTACCAGACGGTGGTGCAGCCCTTGCGGCCCAAAGAGGTCCAGGCGGCCGAGGTCACGACTTCGGTCGAGAGTACTTTCGCTGGTCGTGGAGCGACCAGGGCATTTCACCGGTACGAGACTGGTTTGAGGGATGGATAGGGATGAGCGTTGTAACGCTGGAGTTGGACACTAAGCAGGTAGAGCGCATGTTTCGCGACATGCTCTACACTTGCGGCCCGGAGCGCATGGCAAAGGCGTACCGGGTTTTTCTGACTCGTGAGACCGGTGTGCTGCGCCGCGAGCTCCGCAAGAAGATTGCGGCCGAGGGTCCGATTGGACTGATGCGTTACTATCGTGATCGGGTGATTTCCCACGTTCAGGGTTTTGGTACAGAGCAGGTAGGTATCGTCGAGCATGACGGCGTGCCGTACGCGCCGGTGATCAATGATGGCCGACGCCCCGGGCAAACGCCCCCTCCGGCCCGGGAGTTGGTCCCGTGGATCGAAAAGTACATCCGGCCTACGGATGAGAACTTTGATCGCCTGGAGGGCGATGAGCTCTTCGGCTTCGCGGTCTACGTATCGCGCAACCAAGGCGCGCTTGGCCAGTTCCAGCCGGGCCAGTACAGCATGCGCCGGTCTGGTCACCGTGGTCCTGGTTTCAAGCACTACGAGCGAACCATGGATGAGCAGCGTCCAGGTATCATTACGCGGGCGGCGACGTTTTTCCGGGAGACAATTTACCAATGTATCCGGGCCGACAAGGGGACGATCCGTCGTGGGTAGCATTTCATCAATCAAAGACGGGGTGATCGATCTTCTGGAGACGATCACGACGCCGGCACCGGGCATTCAAAATCTTCACCGGGAGCGGCCGCCGGTTACGACGATGGCGGAGTTCTTGAAGGCTTTTCGGACCGCGGCTCCGGGTGGTGGCTGGATGGTAAATGCTTGGATTATGGAGCCGCCGAGGTCGGACATGGATTTGACGGCGCAGGCCGGGCGCGTGGTTACGACTTGGACGATTCCGATCATTGGGTACATGAGCGCCAGCGACCGCAAGCACAACAAGGGCGTCAACGTTTCGGACCTGATGGATCAGATCCTGGAGCAGATTCAGATCAAGCTTCTCCAGGACACAACCGGTTTCACGTTGGGAGGGTCGGTGATTACCGTGCCGCAGGTGCGGATCAGCCAGTCGCCTCCGGCGTTTTTTGGTGAGACGTTGACCTACATTGGCAACGCTGAGATTGACGCGCTAACGCGGACGCAGTTTTAGGAGGTACGTAAAATGGCGAGCAATGCGCAGGTTTTGAGACTTCCTCGCACCGTGATCCTGGCGGACACGGAGGTGGCGGAAGGAGTGGATCCGGGTTTGTCCGCATTGACCAATGCGATTCAGATCACGGAAGGGACGCTCACCCCGGCGGGTGAACTTCGCGAGCGTAAACCGCACAGCGCTTCGATGAGCCCGAAGGCCCCGGTACAGGGTACCCTGATGTGGGATATCTCCCTGACCGTCGAGGCCAAGACCAACGGCTCGGCCGACAGTGGTCTGGCCGGCGATGTGCCGGAGTTCGATGTGTTGATGACCGCGGCCGGTCTGCAGCGCGTGCTCAACGTGGGCACGAGCATCGAGTACTGGCCGGAGTCGGATCCCACCAACCAGAAGACCGTCACGATCTACGTGTACTACGACGGCGTCAAGCACGTCCTGCGTGCCTGCCGTTTCAATGTCGAGTACAACGTCGAGGCGGGAAATTTCGGTGCGTTCGTGTTCACGGGCCACGGGTTGTACTCCAGCCCGGTGGATGAGGCCATTCCGGCCACTCCCAACATTCTCACGACCGATCCCCCGGTCCTGGCGGGGGCATGCGTGGAGCTCGGGAGCCCGGAAGGTTCGGCCTTCAACCCAATTATCCAGAACTTCACCCTCAACATGAACAACGCGATCGCGCCGCGCCTGGATCCGTGCGCGACCTACGCGATCAAGGGGTTCGTGCTGGGTGATCGAGATCCGCAAGGTACTTACAATCCGGAGGCCACCCTGATCGCGGATTACGACTTCTGGGATGATTTCGAGAACAAGACCCAGCGTCGCCTTGAAGTCCAGACGGGCTACACGGCGGGGCAGATCATCGAGGTGTATGTCCCGAAATCGGTGATCCGGGAGTTGCCGTATGGTGAGCGTGAGACTTGGCGCACGTTCGAAATTACCTACACGGCGGTTGGGACTGATGATGACGAGTGTGTGTTCCGCTTCCGGTAGACCGGCGGCCCCACTCGGGAAAGGAAGGTCGGTATGGCTATTCGCGCTTTGACGTACGGAGACCAGGTGGATTACATTTCCAAGCTGGACCCGACGCAGCAGGACGGCTACGAGGGTGATGAAAAGCCCACGGTGTTTAAGCTCGGGGTCTTGGATGCCTTGATCCTCGCGGACCTGGAAGACGACGCCTATGAATTCGAAATGGCGCCGGACGGCGGGGCCGATGGTGGTGGCACCAAGACCCAGCTTCACGTGAACCGGCGCAACGTCCGGCTCGTGAAGTATGGTGTTTGTGGCTGGGCGAATTTCCTGGACGAAGACGGGAACGAAATCCCGTTCAAGACCAAACCGGAAGTACGCAACGGTCGCAAGTGTGATGTTCTCCAAGATTCACTCGTGAGCATGATTCCCCCGGCGGTTGTCAAAGAACTGGCCGAGGAAATCCAGAAGCACAACGGGCTCTCGGAGGACGCGATAAAAAACTCCGGCTCGCCGTCGAAGTAGCGATCGGCGGCGATTGGAGATGCGACAAGTGCACGAAGCAGATGCAAGGCGCGCGGGGCTGTCATACGAGCCTCGCACCGACCCCCATACGGACTATTCTTCCGGAGTTACCGGCGACGGGAGACACACAGCGGTATGGGGAGGTTCCGCGATGCCCCGTGCGCCTTTTGACGCCATTCAGCCGGTTCTGTTGGCGCGCGTACGTGGGCGAGCGGGAAGGGCGGCCGCTGGTGGACAACACCGCGCGGTGGTTCCAGATCTGCTCCGTGATGAACGCCGCGGAATGCGAGTACCGGGAGAAGACGAAGCAGCATGAATGAGAAAGAGCTCCGGCTTGTACTCAGGATGCGGGATGACGCCACCAAGGCGCTCCAGGGATTCGCCGCCAAGGGTGCGGCGGCCATGCGTAGTCTGGCCCGGCGTAGTCGCCAGGCGTTTGCCGATTTCAGCAGGAGCGTAGCGGGGGCGATCAAGAATCTGTTCAGCCTCCGCACGCTCCTGGTGACCGGTATTGCTGCGATCGCCATGCGCAAGGTGATCCGCGCATTTGAGAATTTCCAGAAGTCCATGAACCGGGTAGGTGCGCTCACCGGAGAAACGGGGGCGTCGTTTCAGCGGCTCAATGAGTTTGCCCAAGAGCTTGGTCGAACGACCGAGTTCTCGGCGGCCCAAGCCGCGGACGGCATGGCGCTTTTGGCTCAGGCTGGTTTACAGTCTGAGACGATCATGGGAGCGCTTCCAAATGTGCTGCGCCTGGCGTCGGCTGCGCAGATCGACATGGCCCAAGCGGCCGAGATTTCGACGAATATTTTGTTTCAGTTGGGTTTGGAGGTATCGGATCTGGCTGATGCCAACGATGTGCTGGTCAAGGCATTCACGAGCAGCAAGACGAACCTGCAGTCCTTGGGCGAAGCGTTCAAGTTTGCCGGGCCGCTGGCTACGTCGGCGGGCCAGGACTTCAAGGAAATCACCGCCGTGCTCGGGCAGTTGGGCCAGGCCGGTTTTGAGGGCAGTATCGGCGGTACGGTCCTGCGAAATGCTATCATCCGATTGCTGAATCCGTCGCGCGAAGCGGCGTCTACCTTGGAGCGCTTGGGTATCGAGGTATACGACTCCGAAGGAAACATGCGCTCGCTGACGGATGTGATTGGCCAGTTCGAGAGCAAGGCGGTGAAGGCCGAGGATGTGATCAAGATTTTCAGTGCGCGTGCCGGTCCTGGTATGGCGGCGCTTATCAGTCGAGGTACGGACAAGCTCAAAGAGTTCCGCGATCTCCTGGAAGATTCTGGAGGTATCGCGGAAGAGATTCAGAAGCGGCAGCTGGAAGGTTTCCGTGGTGCGGTTGTGCGGATGCGGTCTGCGGTTGAGGGTGCAGCGATTAGCATTGGTGAGGAACTGGAGCC